GCCTGGATTCAACGTGAAACTTGCGCAGAGAGCACCGGACGAAAGCGGCATCGAACTTACATTGATCGGAATGCTCAAAAACACATTGCAGGCAAGCGTAGTCGCTGATGACGGTATTGCCCGCGCGAAGGAGTATTTTCAGATCCATTTCTGCCCCATGTGCGGAAGAAAGGTCGGGCTATGAATCAGTGGAACATGGCTATACGCCTGATGAACTGCTTCCCCGGTAGCTTCATCAACCATAATGGAGAATTCATTGCGCACTTGAAGTCCAATACCTATTTATCTGATCTGCTATGCCGACGGCGATGTGGACGAGTACGACACGCCGCGGGAGCTGAAGGCAGCGGTAAATCTCGCCCGAATGCGAGGCCGCCGCCGGGCTGTGCGTCGCCTGCGGCAAGGAGCCCGCGCGTGAGGGCCGCCGGATGTGCGAGAAGTGCGCCGCCGTTTACAACGCCAAGGCGCGGGCGCGCAGCCATAGAGAGGGGGCGCCCGAATGATCGGCTTTCTGCTGGGTATGCTCGCCTCCGCGGGGCTGTGCCTGTGCTGGATCGGCCTGTGCGAGCGGGCAAACCGCCGCGCCGTGAAGCGCGTGCTGGACCGCGATGAGGAGATTGTATCCGGCAGCGCCACCGTGGTGTGGAACCGCCGCACCGAGGAGTGGGGCTGGATTGACAACGACGACCGGCCGCTGATGTGGGGCCGGGCAGAGGAGGATGACGATGAAAACGCCTGAGGAGATCAAGAGAGCACTGCACCAATGCGCTATCAAGTTCTGCGACCTATGCCCGTACTCCGGCCGGCCGTGCGACGATAAAAACAACGACGCACTGGCCTACATCGAGCAGCTTGAGGCCGGGCTTGACGGGAAGCCCAAGGCCGCCGCGCCGAAAATGTTCTTTGACAGCCTGGATGAGATGGCGGCAGTGCAGAAGGAATGGCAGCGCCGCCTGGGCCTGTCCGACTGGTGGATCGCCAGCACGATCTGCGGCCGGGAGGACATGGAGCTGCAGGACGTCGCGGGCGAGAGCGAGGTGCAGTGGGCCAATAAGTGCGGCACGATCAGCCTGCTGCGCCGGGAGGATATGCCGGACGATCTGCTGGTCAAGGAGCCGCAGGAGCTGACGCTGATCCATGAGCTGCTGCACTTTAAGTTTTTCACCTGCGACGCGGACAGCCGCGAGGGCGCCTACTACGAGACCATGCAGCACCAGCTGCTTGAGGAGATCGCCAAGGCGCTGTACATGGCCAAGTACGGCCTGTCCTGGGATTGGTTCATCCCGGAGGAGGCGCAGCATGACTAAAGGAAAATCCACCGCCCGCCTGGGCTGGATGCGCCTGCGCACGCTGGGCCTGTACAATCGCTCCTGGCGGAAAAACAAGTGCGCCCTGTGCGATAACCTGGTGGACCGCAAAAGCCTGCTCTGCCCCGCCTGCAAGGCCGATCTGCGGGGCGCTGAGGGCGTCAATGTGAGAGCTTAAGGAGGTGCGAGCGTGGCTGAATATCATGTAGGCTGCGGGGCGTTTGGTATCTACGCCGGAACGCTTAACAAGCATAAAACGATGTGGCAAAACAAATCGGATGTGACCGAGGAGGCACGGCAGGCCGTCATCCAGTACGAGAAGGATCGGCTGAAAATCAGCAAGCGCGTGCAAGAGACGGTTAAGTACACCTTCAAGAACGGGGACGTGCTAACGGTTACGTACAAGCTGAAAAAGGCGAAAATGGACGCTGGACAGGAGGAATGACCATGGCACTACTGAGAAAAGGCGATGTCATTAACGCGATCAACGACGAGGTTTTGACCGTGACGCGCGATAAACCGTGGTCAGCTGCAACCAAGGAACTTACGCGGCTGGCGCTTTACGAATTGAAACAAAACGTAGAGGAGCTGCCCGAGGTAGCGGAACGCGGCTGGATCAGCGCGGAGGATGAACTGCCGGACGTAGGCGAAAAGGTACTGTGCCCCTATTGCGGAGCGGAACTCAAGCTCGAACACTACGATGCCAGCTATGTATTTGGCGCAGCGTTTTACATGTGCCCCGGATGCGGCAGTACAAGCCCGACAGCCGGGACGAATGCGGAGGCCCTCGCCGCCGCCCGGGCGCGCTACACCCAGCCCGAAAAATGGATTGGGGCTCGGGACAGGCAGCCGGTGGATCAGGAGGAAGTGCTTGTCCTGACGCGGAGCAAAAAGGGCGTCCGAAATATCGACAAGGGCTACTGGTCAATCGATCACTTTATCCATCGCGGCTGCGCTGAGGTTACCCACTGGATGCCCTTGCCCGAACTGCCGAAGGAGGCCGACCATGAAAACACCTGATGAGATCAAGGAAGCCCTGAAAATATGTAATGGCAAAGAAGCCTGCGAGGACTGTCCCTACGGGGACGTCAGAGAGTGCGGGATGGCGTATAGAGCGGATGCGCTGGATTACATTTTGCGGCTCGAAGCCTCGAAACCGCTTGCCTTGACCGTTCGCACGATCCTGCTGGCTTATCAAGGCCATGTTACCCTACGCCTGTGGGGCGCCGAGGAGATCACCGGGGAGGCGCATATCCTGCTTGAAAATCTGTCCGAGGAAACGCTGGACGCCAAGTTCGACGGCATGTGCATCAGGACCGCGCCGATCAGCCGCATTGAGACGCTGTGCCTGTATACCAATAAGGAGGCCGGCCATGATCAGACTGTTTAACCGCTTCAAGCGCCCCTGCGTGGTCCGCAGGCGCGGGAACATCAAAGTGCGCGGCTCCCTGGCCGATCTGCTGGTGATGACCGCCGCCTGCCTGATGACGATGGAAAAACGCGGCGTCAACGTGCAGGCCGTCAAGGCCGCCCTGGCCGGGCTGGACATGCCCCCGGAGTACTACGTCGCCAAGGCGGCGGAGGAGGCGAGGCGCCCGTGATCGAGGGCATCATCTGCGGCGCGGTCGCGGGCTTCTGCCTGGGCTGGCTGCTTGGGCGGACAGGCCGCAGACAACGTATTGAAAACAACGCGCGCGGCTTCTGGGTGTGGTACGCCCGGGAGCCGCACTCCCCCGAGGAGGTGAAACCTAAATGAGAGCCAACGAATATCTGGGCCAGCTTGGGCGCATGGACGCCAAGATCAATAACCTGCTGCAGGAGAAGCAGCGTCTGCTGGAAGTGGCCACGCGCCTGACGCCGAGCCTGACCGGTATGCCCCACGCGCCCGGCGTGTCCGACCGTGTGGGCAGCGCGGCCGTCAAGCTGGCGGCGGCCGATGAGGAGATCGACCGTACGATCGACCGCCTGATCGACACGCGCGCCGAGGTGGTAAAGCTGCTGGAGAAGCTGCCCACCGACGAGTACAACGTGCTGCACCAGTACTACGTGCAGGGTCGCACGGTGGAAACGATCGCCGCGGGATGGTTGCCTCAGGAGCGCACGGAGCGCCAGGTTTTTCGCATCAAGGCCCGCGCGATGCGCCATGTACAGGCCATTTTAGACGCCCGCGAGGCCTGATTCTGTAGTAGTTTGTAGATTTTGTAGTCATTTTGTAGTCAAAAAAACCCTTGATTTTCAAGGGTTTTTCCCGTTTGACTACAAAATCTACAAAAATTTACCTAACTTATTGAATAGGGAAAAAGAAAACGCACGAGCGCATGCGCGTACACCCGCGCGAGAGTATATAGGAATTTTTTGTAGATTTTGTAGATTTTGTAGTCAGAATCCGAAAACCCCTTGATATTCCTCAGTTTTTTGTGACTACAAAATCGGCGGGGCTTTGTAGTCATTCTGTTACAGGGCTGTAGTCACGGGGCGCCTGGCGGCCGAGGACGGGAAGGCAGCGAGGCGCTATGGCCGTAGGGCGGCGCGCGAAAAAAAATTTTTCAAATGTCAGTCGATGTCATAGAATGTCACCCTGGACCTGTGATATAGTATAGGCAGTAAGAAGTGGGTGACAACCGCACCCGCTGGAAAGCGCCAGGCCTCAGCAGCCAGGTGCTTTTTTTATTGCGAAAGCGAGGTGGCAGCTTTGCCCAGTCAAACTATACCGTGGAGACTGCCTTGAGCTGATGCAGGACCTGGCGCCGGGCTCCGTTGACATGGTGCTCTGCGATCTGCCATACGGCACGACGGCATGCAAGTGGGACACGATCATCCCGTTTGAGCCGCTATGGGCGCAGTATCGCCGGGTGGTCAAGGAGAACGGCGCGATTGTGCTGTTTTCGGCCCAACCGTTCACCACGGCGCTGATACACAGCAACCTAAAGCAGTACCGCTATAATTGGTACTGGCGCAAAAACAACGCCACGGGCGGGATCTTTTGCAAGTACCAGCCCATGCGCTGTATCGAGGATATCTGCGTATTCTACCGCAGGATGCCTACCTATAACCCCCAAGGGCTCACGGCGCTGGAAAGGCCCATCGTGAACAAGCCTGTGCGCTCCCAGACGACACGGGAGAAGAAAACCCCGTCCGTGCAGCGCTTCACCGGCTACCCCAAGCACCTGCTGGAGTTCCCGGGCGTAAACGTGAGCAGTCAGAAGCGCGTGCATCCGACCCAGAAGCCGGTTGATCTGCTGGCGTATCTGATAAAGACCTACACCGGCCCCGGCGACGTGGTGCTGGACAACTGTATGGGCAGCGGCTCCACGGGCGTGGCCTGTGTGAATACCGGCCGCCGGTTCATCGGCATGGAGATGGACGGCGAATATTTTAACATTGCAAGGCAGCGTATCGATGACGCTGCCTTTTCTATTGAGAAAGCGAGGTGAACGTTGCTATGAAGCTACTCAATACCCGGCAGGAGGCGTTTTGCATGCACTATGCACGCAGCGGCAACGCCACCGAAGCCTATAAAGCGGCAGGTTACGCCTGCAAAAACGATGATCTGGCCGGCTCCTCCGCGTCCCGGCTGATGACGCGGCCCGAGATCAAGGCCCGCCTGGCCGAGCTGGCCGAGGAGCTGAGAAGCGAGCGCATCGCCAGCGTGCGGGAGGTGCAGGAGCGCCTGACGTCCATCCTTCGCGGCGAATTGCGCGAGGAGCAGGTGGTGCTTGAGGGCTGCGGCGAGGGCATGAGCGAGGCCCGCGTGGTCGAGCGCGCCCCGCAGCTGAAGGACGTAACCAAGGCGGCTGAGCTGCTGGCCAAGATGCAGGGCGGCTTTGACAATACGGCCACGCTCAACGTCGTGGTGCCTGTGTTTGGCGGCGAGGATGAGCTCAGCGATTAAGCGCCAGCGCTACCACCTGCCCGATCTTGTGGGCAAGGGGTACGGCACGTTCTGGCGCTTCCGCGGGCGGTACAGGGTGGTCAAGGGCAGCCGCCGCTCCAAGAAATCCAAGACCGCCGCCCTTTGGTATATCTACAACATGATGGCCATGCCCGGCGCCAACCTGCTGGTGGTGCGCAAGACCTACCGAACCCTCAAGGACAGCTGCTACACCGAGCTCAAGTGGGCCATCGGCCGCCTGGGCGTGGAGCGCTGGTGGAGCTGCAAGGAAAGCCCGCTGGAGATGACCTATTTGCCAACGGGCCAGAAGATCTATTTCCGCGGCCTGGACGATCCCCTCAAGGTGACGTCCATCACCGTGGAAAAGGGCGCCCTGTGCTGGATGTGGGTGGAGGAGGCCTATGAGATCACCAGCGAGGAGGACTTTGACACCCTGGCCGAATCGCTGATGGGCGATCTGCCCGAGGGCCTTTTCCGCCAGATCACGCTGACCTTTAACCCCTGGAACGAGCGGACCTGGATTCGCCACCGTTTTTTCTGCGATGTGGCGGGCAAGGACAGCGAGGGCCGCCCGATCTATAAGGAGCGCGAGGCCCCGATCAGCGCGGACGGCGAAATTCTGGCGATCACGACCACCTATAAGTGCAACGAGTGGCTTTCCCCCGCTGATATCCAAGAGTTTGAGCGGATGCGGGAGCGCAACCCGCGGCGCTACCAGGTGGCGGGCCTGGGGCTTTGGGGCGTAACCGAAGGCCTGGTATACGAAAACTGGCACGAGGCGGCCTTTGAGCTGAGCCAGGTGCGGCACTGCAAGACGGTTGCTGGGCTGGACTTTGGCTATACCAACGACCCCAGCGCCTTTTTCATCGGCTTCCTGGACGCTGCGGCCAAGCGGCTGTATGTATGGGACGAGCTGTACGAGAAGGGCCTGAGCAATCGCCGCATCTATGAGCGGATCGTCTCCATGGGCTACGGCAAGGAACGCATCACCGGCGACAGCGCCGAGCCCAAGAGCATTGACGAGCTGCGCAGCATGGGGCTGCGTATCACCGGCGCCAAGAAGGGCCGGGACAGCGTGGCCAACGGCATCCAGTGGATTCAGGACCTGGAGATCATCGTGCACCCGCGCTGTGTGAATTTTTTGACCGAAATCGGCTGCTACGCCTGGGCCACGGACCGCTTTGGCAAGCGGCTGAACGAGCCCGCCGATGATTTTAACCATCTGATGGACGCCATGCGTTACGCCCTGGAGGAGCAGATCACGGGCGGCGGCAGCATCCGGGCGGTAAGGAGGATATAAGACAATGTGCAGGCATACATGGAAAACCATTAACGACGTGCGCGTCTGCCAGCGCTGCGGCATGACCGTGCGGCTGCTGGACGGCAAGGTGATGTTTGATCGCAGGCTGCCCGGCGCCCTGCAGAAGGGTGGCCGCAAATGAGAAGCCGAGCGCAGAAGTACCCCGACTATACGGCGGAGATCGAGGTCCTGGCCGCCACCGGCATCACCGATCAGCTGCTTAACCGCATCATCAACAAGCATATGCAAAACGCGGCCTGCAATAAGGAGCTGATCGACCGGTATGAGGCCCTGGCGGACGGCGTGCCGATCTTCCACCGGCAGCCGCGCTTTGAAAGCGATCAGGAAGCCGGGAACGAGATCATCAATCACCGCATCAATAACGACTTTTTCTCCGAGATCGTGGACTTTAAGACCGGCTACTTTGCCGGCAACCCGATCTCCTATTCCTACAGCGACACCCGCGAGGCCCTGGAGGACACCGGTGACACCGGGGACAACGCCCAGGAGCGCGAGGCCGCCCGAGACGCGGCCAGCAAGGCCATCACGGACTTTGTGACCCGCTCCAATATGTTCGACGTGGATATGGAATGCACCAAATACGCCAGCATCTGCGGATACTGCGGCCGGCTATTCTATATCGACCCGGACGGCAACGAGCGCGTGATGGTGGTACCACCTAACGAGTGCATCATCCTGTCCAAGACCAAGGATATCACGCACCCGGCCTATGGCGTGCGCTACTACGCGGTGACGGATATCAACGACCGGGAGATCGTCCGGGCCGAGTTCTACGACGACGAGGGCATTTACTTCGCCGAGGGCAGCCTGGGCGCCCTGCACATCACGGAAATGCGGCCCAACCTGTTCGGCTGCTGCCCACTGCAGGGTATCCCCAACAACCGCGAGATGCTGGGCGACGCCGAGAAGGTGCTGGCGCTGATTGACGCCTACGACCGCGCGATCAGCGACGCCAACAACGAGGTGGACTCCTTCGCCAACGCCTACATGGTGTATGAGAACGTGGATATCGACGAAAAGGAGATGCACAAGGCCCAGGCCAGCGGCGCGATCCAATTCTACACGAACGGCGCCAATGGCGGCAAGGTGTACTTCCTGACCAAGGATATCAACGACGGCTTCATTGAGCACCATCTGGACCGGCTGCAGGAGAACATCTACCGCTTTTCCAAGACGCCGGACATGACCGACGAGGTTTTCGGCACGGCCAGCGGCATCAGCCTTAAATTCAAGCTGACAGGCCTGGAAACCAAGTGCGGCATGTTCGAGGCCAAGGTGCTCAGCGCCGGGGCATATATGTTTGAGCTGCTGGCCAAGGTATGGGAGAAAAAGCGCCTGAAAATCGACCCGCTGCAGTGCGTGATGAGCTTCAAGCGCAACTTCCCGCTGGACCTGCTCAGCGAGGCGCAGGCCACGCAGCAGCTGATCGCCGCGGGCCTTCCCAAGCGTGTGGCGTATGAGATCGCGCTGTCCTGCGTGGACGACGTGGAGTATGTCATGCAGCAGATCGAGGCCGAGAAGGACGGCATCCCCGATCTTACCGAGGACCTGCCAGGCGATAACGACGCTCCGGACGACACGGACGAATAAACAATGCGGCCATCCCCTGAAAGAGTGGGAGCGCGTGTATAACGAAAGCGGTGCGTTTGCGCAGATGCACCGGGCAGGGCTGGTCAGGCCTCACCTGCCATCTATTACGTTTAGGAGGTGATGCAGCGTGGCCAAGGATCTTGAATACTACCTCGCCCAAGCCCGCCGCATCGCCGAGCACCGGGAAGCAGGGGCCGAGCGGGAAATCCGCAAGCTGTACCAGGCCATGCTCAAGGATCTGCAGCAGTTTGTCAGCGACGTATATGTGCGGTACGCCCAAAACGACCGGCTGACCTTCGCCGAGCTGCAGGCGGCCGGGTATGACGCCCGATTCCTGGAGGAGATCGAGCAGCGGCTCAACATCGCCACGCCCAGGGCGGCCCGCGAGCTGCGGACGCTGGTGGAACAGACCTATTCGGCGGCCTGGGCCGGCATGATCGAGGGCGTGGCAAACTCCTCCGGCGACCTGGGCGCGGCCTTTGCGGATAGCGTGGCCATTACCCCTGAGCAGATCAAACGGGCCGTAGAAAACCCCGTGTACGGCCTTACGCTCAAGGATACGCTGGAGAAGCATCGCAAGGACATCATCTACAGCATCAAGCAGACCGTCGGCATCGGGCTAATGAACGGCGACCGCTACACCACCATGGCGCGGCGCATTGCCAAGCAGGTGGACGGCGACTACAAAAAGGCGATCCGCATCGCCCGCACCGAGGCCCACCGCACCCGCGAGGGCGGCAACCGCGACGCGGCCGTCGCCGTAGACACGGAGCTGCGGCACGGCACCACGGGCCTGCGCATGGTCAAGACCTGGCGCACCATGAAGGACGAGCGCGTGCGCCCTCAACGCCGCAGGAAGGGCAAAAAGGGCTGGTCTACCCGCATGGGAAGCGGCCCCAACCACATGGTGCTGGACGGCCAGACCGTGCTTGCGGATCAGCCCTTTGACCTGGGCGGCGGCGTAACGGCAGACGCCCCTGGTTCGAGCGGCGTGGCCGGGCATGACATCAACTGCCGCTGCTACGTCTCCTATGAGATGATGACCGACGCGGAGTACTACGCCAAGACGGGAAAACATTTTCCTGGCTGGAAGGGAAAAGCCGATCCCGCGCCGAAATACGCCAAGGACCACAGCTGCGAGCTTGCGGCGGGCTTTGGCACTGATCACTATGACAACATGCACGACATGCTGGTCAACTGCCAGGAGCCGAACGTGGCCGACGTCTGGAAGAAGTACGAAAGCCAGATAGGCGTGGGCGATGCGCATCACAGCGGTGGCGCCTTCGCGCGAGACAGCCGGGTGTATCTGAACATTGACAACGTAGCCAAGGGCAATACCTATGAAAAGGCCTATCAGACGGCCTTCCATGAGTGCGGTCACGCGATCGACAGCCTGGCCCGCAGCGCGGTGACCGGCAATGCGTCCTGGGGCGCGAGGCACTATTCATCCGCGTATAAGGGCGGCCTGTTCCCGCAGACTATCAAGGATGAGGTAAAAGCGCTTGTAAACGCGAAGGACAAGGAGCTAAAGGCCCTGTTTAAGTCACATGCAGCGACAGGCGATGCCAAGTGGTTCTTTGACAACGGCTTCATCGACCGGTGGTATTATCATATGTACGAAAGCGGTTCGTACACAGCAGAGCGCATCATTCCGAAGTACGCGAAGAGCTACGCCTATTCCGCTGTGCAAAGAGAGGTAACGAGCTCCGGCAATAAATACGCCTACGGGGACCTGTCCGACATGCTGGAGGGCGCAACGGGGGCAAAAATTCAATGCGGTATCGGTCATGGCGCGACCTACTGGAAAGCCCGCACATACGACGGCGTGGCCGACGGTCTGGCGACTGAGGCGTTTGCCGAGATGATCGATTCCGCGGTATCCAATCCTGAGAGCCTGGACATGATTAAGAAGTACCTGCCAAACTCGTATAAGGTATTTCTTGAGATGCTTGAAGATCTGCTATAATGAAGGTGAAGGAGTGAGCGAAAATGGCGACTAAAATCGATGTACTGCTTCGCAAGTACGAGGAACAATTCCGCGAGGGTTTTCCGCTGATGCTCTGCCGGGGCATGGACGACGAGGAGATCTGCGCGACGGTGCAGACCTGTCTCGATGAAAACAAGCCCTACGCTCCTGCGCTGAGCCCCATGGCGGACTATTAAGCCCCAAGGAAAAGCTGATCAAAGGCACCCTGCAATGCTGCAAGGTGCTTTTTTCGTGCCTCGACGTAAAGGGAGGGATGCTGCGATGCTTGACGTGATCGTAAAGTTGTTCCGTGATGGCGTGATGGTACGCAGGACCGGGCGCAGCCGGAGCGCGAAAAGCGGCACGGCGGTGCTTGGCTTCTGCGTGCTGGGAGAGATGGTACTCGGCAATGCTCAGGGAGGGGGTGGTACGGGATGAGCTACAGCCTCCAGGGCTTTGAGGACGGCCAGATACTGACCGCCGAAAAGCTGGTACAGATGGAAAACGGGATTATAGATGCATACGCGGGCATCAAGTACGTGGAAAGCCACATCAACGGCAATCCGATGGTGAATTTTCGCGATCTTCCCACCGGAATCTACCGCATTGTGGGCTATTTCAGCCCGTATGCAAACTCTAACATTTCCATGGGATGCGATGGTCTGATTCATGTGGAGCGTAAGACGGCGGGCACGCACATCATATGCCTCGGCGCGCTGAATGCAAAGATCGTATTCATCGAAATCCTCGTGGATGACACCAACCCGAAGGGCTTCACCTACACAAAGACCAGTTTCAGCCTGTTTGAGCTGCAGGGGCTGATCTCCCGCGTGGAAGCGCTGGAGGCAGCGATCGGTGCAACGGAAACAGCAGCAGAATGAACAATGGGCATCAATTTCGTGGCATCACGAAAAAGATGCCTTTTTCTATGCCGTCGTAGCTCAAGAGGCAGAGCGGTGCATCTGTAATGCATGCGTTGCGGGTTCGATTCCTGCCGACGGCTCCACCACGGGCTGGGAACCCGTGGCTTTTTCATGCACCTCCTTCATATAAGCCGCCGCCCGTAAAAGCGGCTCCGGCCACAGTTTACGCCGGCCCCGGTGCGATTCCGGTTGGGCCCTTAAATCAGGTGGACGCAGAAGAACGTACTCAGATATGTGGGCGCTCTGCTGTGTACTCATATATGTGGACCTGTCCAAGCACAGGGACTCAGAAAGGATTGTGAAACCATGAGCATTGACGAACTGAAAGCCCTGCTTGAAGCAGGCAAGATCACCAAGGAGCAGTTTATGGCGATGGCCAAGGTCGTTGACCCTGCCTACCAGGAGGAAGAACCCGCCCCCGAGCCGGACAAGGACCCGGAGCCTGCCCCCGAGCCCGACATTGAGAAGCAGATCCAGCGCGCCGTTGATCGCGCGACCAACAAGCTGGGCAACGAAAACAAGAAGCTCCGGCAGCAGCTGGAAGCCCTGAAAAAGGCCAAGCTGACCGAGGACGAGGCCGCGGATCTGGACCGCCAGGAGCGGGAGGAAGCCCTCGCGGAGCGCGAGCGCGCCCTGCAGGAGAAGGAAAACCGCCTGTACGCCATCAAGGCCATCAAGGCTGCGGGCCTGGACGACGGCAGCGACATGGCACTGGAGCTGGTTGACTTTGTGCTGGGCAGCAGCGAGGAGGACATCCAGGCCAAGATCAAGGCTTTCGGCGGGCTGGTCAAAAGGTTTGTCAAGGCCGAGGTGGACAAGACCTTCAAGGCGAACGGCCGCAACCCCGAGCAGGGCGCGGGCGGCAGCGAGAAAAACCCCTGGGCGAAGGACACCTGGAACGTAACCCAGCAGATGCAGCTCGAACTCACCAACCCGGAGCTGGCCAAGCAGCTTAGGGCCGCTGCGGGTGTGAAGTAAAACAGAAAGGATTGAAACAAATGGCTCTTAACGCTATCACCACCATTGCGGACATGCAGATTGTCCCCGAGAAGTTTTCGACCTATGTGACCGAGAAAACCACCGAAAAGAGCGCGATGGTCAATGCCGGCATTGCTACCGGCGACGCCGTCGTGGCGCAGCTCATCAACGGCACGCCTGCCGGCGGCCGCTTTATCACCATTCCCGCCTGGCAGCCGCTTGACGCTTCCACCGAGGAGGACGTGTTCGGCGAGGATGAGGTATCCGTCAGCGGCATTACGACCTCCGACAGCCGCGCTACCCTGCTGATGCGTCAGAAGGCGTGGGGCGACACGGACCTGGCCAAGGTGCTGGGCGGCGCGGACCCCATGGGCGCGATCATCAACCAGATGGCCGACTGGCGCAACCAGCGCGAGCAGAGGATCTACCTTGCGATTCTGAAGGCGATTCTGGACAAGTCTGCCGGCGCGCTGAAGGACCACGTCAACGACATTTCCGCGGGCTCCGGCACGGCTGCCTACATCTCCGACGGCGCCACGCTGGACACCAAGCAGGCGCTGGGCGACGCCTACAGCTCCCTGGGCATGGTGTTCATGCATTCCGCCGTGTACACCTACCTGCAGAAGCAGGGCCTGATCACGCGCAACCCGATCTTTGACCCCTCTCAGTCTCAGATTGAGATGGAGCGCTACCTGGGCTATCGCATCACCGTGGACGATGGCATGCCCGTGACCAAGTACGCCGCCAGCACGTCTGGTACCTCCGGCGCCCTTAAGGTCGTTGCGAGCGGTGCCTCCACCGGCGAAGTCAACCTGGCGGACGTTGTCAAGTTTGGCCTGCCCAACGCGAAGGCGGACGACTATGTGACCCTGCTGGAAGCTCCGATCTACGACACCTATCTGCTGGGCGCGAACGTCTTTATTCGCCAGGATGGTACGCCCGCCGGCTTTGTCGGCACCGAGACCGACCGCGACAAGTTCAGCGCGAAGAACTACCTGATCAACCGCTGGTGCCAGATCATCCATCCCCGCGGCTTCGGCTGGGTGCCGGATGAATCCTCTACGCTGCACAGCGCCAAGAAGTACCCGGATAACACCGATCTGGCGAAGGCGGCCAACTGGAAGCTGACTACGCACCACAAGCACGTGCCCATCGCCTGCCTGCGCCACAAGATCGGCTAAGGCCAAATACCAGACCAACGGAAAGGAGGGGTTTTATGAGCTGCCATTTTCATATGCTGCGCAGACGCCGGGCGGCAGAAGCCGCCCAGCGCGCCCGTGAGGCCGCCCAGGCCGCCGAGGAAGCAGCGGCCAAGGAAAAGGTAAACACGAAGCCCGAAGCCGTCAAAAAGGCCTCCAAGGGCCGCGGAAAGGGTGAGGTCTGATGAGCGTTGACACGCAGCAGGAAATCAGAATCAAGGCGGCCCTGGAGTGGATCAGCGAAAACACCACCATCTCCGTTGATCTGGGTGACCCGGAGGCCTATGCCTCGCTGCCTGCCAGGGCGCAGCTGTTCGTGCAAAAGTACGCAGAGCTGTTGAAACGCTCGACCGGCCTTGTAAGCCAAAGCATCGAGGGCATGAGCCAGAGCTTCGGCGAAAACAGCGACGTCAGCGCCACCATCTGGCAGCTGGCGCGGGCGCTGCTCCCCGGCGATCTAAAGTCCCAGGTGCGGGTATTCCCCGCCCGAAGGCGGTGGTAGCCGTGGGCTTTAATGTGAAATACAAGTCCACCGACGGCTTTCCGGAAATGAAAAAGCGCCTGGAGGAGATCAACGGGCAGAGCGTTGAGGTGGGCGTGCTCAAGGGCAAGGACGCCTGGCTCGCATCGATTCATGAGTACGGCTGCGACATAGAGGTCACTGACCGAATGCGCGCCTACCTGCGGGGCCAAGGGCTGCACCTGAAAAGCACGACCACCCACATCCATATCCCGGAGCGCTCGTTCCTGCGGACCGGCTTTGATAAGAACCGGGACGACGTGGTGGCAAAGGCCCAGAAAATCCTGGCGGACGTGGCCAGCGGGCGGACAACCGCCCGCGGCTGCCTCCAGGCCGTGGGGCTTGAGCTGTCCAGCAAAATCAAGGACTATGCCCGCGATCTGGACAGCCCTGCGAATCACCCCTTCACGGTTGATCAAAAGGGCAGCAGCAATCCCTTGATGGATACCGGCGACATGATCGGCGGCATCAGCTGGAGGAAGGGCAAATGAGCAGACAATATTTTGACTTTTCTTCCCTGATCGACGACTATTCCACGGACTTCACGGTGATCACGCACACCGACAGCGGCTATGACGCCGCGGGTGACTGGCAGGAGGGCACGGAGCAAAAGCTCACGCTCACCGGCGCGATCATCGCCTTTAAGGAAAGCAAGGTGATCCGCTCCGATGGGGCGATCACCTCCAAGGACAAGCGCCTGTTCATGCAGCAGGCGCTTCCTGATGCCCTTCTGGGCGCCGTGGTGCTGCATGCCGGGCAAACGTACCGGATTGAATCTGAGCTCGAAAACGCCGAATTTACGGGCGTATGGAGCTACTTGCTAAGGTGGGTGAGCGCCTTTGATAGCGTATAAGGATATGCGCCAGGCCGTTGCAACCGGGCTGCGGCAGTACCTGGGTGTCCCCGTGATCCGAGGCAACCAGACGGCCAAAGCGCCGCCGTACCCGTATGTGGTCTACAACGTGACGACGGTTGCCAGCGAGAACAATGGCACCTATCAGCGGCACGAGGACGGCGTTGACCGTCTGCTGGTCCGCAGCATCTGGAGCATCAGCGCCCTGTCCGCCGACTGGGACGAAAGCGTCTCGCTGGCGGCCAAGGCGCGCGAATGGTTTAACCATACCGGCCGTGCCTGGCTCGCCGAAAAAGGCATCACCGTGCAGACCACCACGGAGATCACGAACCGCGACAACGTGCTGACCGTCGAGTACGAGCGTAAAAACGGCTTTGACGTAGCCTTTTACGTTTACGACACGGCGCAGGGCGACGCGAACGGGTATATCGAGGGGGTAACAATCACCCCCGAAAGTTTGAATTGACCAAAGGAGGAATAAACAAATGGGTTATGACGTCAAAGTGAAGATCGACCTGGCCAAGCCTATTGGCGCGGTCGGCTTCGGCGTGCCGCTGATCCTCGTCGAGAACGCGAGCACGGCGATCCCCTACAAAGAGGTATCCAGCGTGGACGAGGCCGTCACCGCGGGCGTATCGGCCAACAGCGACGCCTACAAGGCCGTGCAGCTGCTGTTTGCGCAGACGCACGCGCCCAAGCGCATTGCGGTCTGCGGCGTTACTACGGACGCCAAGACCGCCCTGGCGGATGCTACGCTGACCGGCCGCGACTGGCGCCAGCTGATCGTGGTCAACGCCGGCGAAGCCGCCAGCGGCCTGTCCGACCTGATCACCGCCGTGGAGGCCCTGGACGGCAAGCTGCTTTTTGCCAGCCTGGACACCGACGACTCCACGTCGATCACCGTCTCCGACGTGCGCCGCACCATCCTGTTCTACTGCGACGCGACCGAGGGCGTGCCTGTCCCTGCGGCTGCGCTGGTCGGCGAGACCGCCGGCCGTGCTGCGGGCAGCTTCACCTATAAAAACCTGACGCTCACCGGCCTGGCCGCTCAGCAGCTCACCGCTTCCGAGGTTGACGCGATCCACCGCAAGGGCGGCATCACGTTTGTGGCAAAGGCCGGCGATAACGTAACCAGCGAGGGCAAGGTGGCCGGCGGCGAGTACATCGATATCATCGACAGCGAGGACTACATCGTCCAGCAGCTGACGTACAAGACGCAGAAGGCCCTGAACAATGCCGCCAAGGTGCCCTATGACAATAACGGCATCGCCCTGCTGGAAAGCGTGGCCGTGGACGTACTGCAGAATGCGTACATCAACGGCATGATCGTCACCAATGAGGACGGCACCCCCGGTTACAGCGTATTCTATGCCCTGCGCGAGGATACCAGCGAGACGGACCGTGCCAACCGCGTCTATCTGGGCGGCAGCTTCAGCTTTAAGCTGTCCGGCGCGATCCACACGGTCGAAATCACCGGCAGCATCACCGTGTAAGGAGGTAAAACGAGATGAATATTGCGACTTATGACGCGAAAGACACTTCTGTCGTCGTTGACGCGACCTATATCACGGGCCTTGGCGAGGACATGATCTCCGCCGAGAAGGACGAGGACTTTTTCTCGACCTCGGTCGGTGCGCAGGGCGATGTGGTGAAAAGCCAGATCAATAACTCCCTGGGCACTGTAACGGTCTACGTCCAGCCCACCAGCCCGCAGAAAACGTTCCTGATGGGTCTGGCCAAGCGCACCGAGCCCTTCCCCCTCTGGGCGATCAATAAGAAGCTCGGCGAACGCGTCGGCGGCACCAAGGCGAACCTGAAAACCTTCCCTGAAATCGCCCGCGGCGCTGAGGCGGAGGATATGGAGTTCGTGTTCCAGGTGTTCGATCTGACCGTCGAGGCGATCTGACACCCCGCGGCCGGGGGCTTCACCGCCTCCGGCCGCCATCTTAATACATAAAAATTTAGGAGGACAAAATCATGGCAGCTAACAAATTCTATACGGTCAAAAAGACGATCGGCGGCAAGGAATACGTCGCTCAGTTCAGCGGTATCTCTGCTGCGCTCCGCGCTGTCGATGCCAGCTACATCGAGGGCACGAACAACACCAGCATGGAAAAGCTGGCGGAGTATCTGTTCGACAACATCATCGTGGAGCCCAAGGGCCTGACTGTCGATGATTTTGAAAGCATGGACGAGTTCAACGAAGTGATCAAGTTTGCGAACGCGGTCATGAAGGGCGACTTTCGAGAAAAGGCTGACAAAGCGGCAGCTGAAAGAACGGGCAAGAAGTAACTGGGCCCTGTGGCGGCTTGTCTTGTCCGAGCGCGGCTTCGACTATCAGACGGTTTTCGGAAAGCCCTGTATGACGCCTCAGGATGTGAAGGAGGCAAACATTGCGCTCGATATGCAGCTTGAGGCGGAAAAACGTGCAGCGAAAAAGAAACGATAGGGGATCTTTCCCCTGTCGTTTTCTTTTTTGCAGATGGGGGTGAATAATTTGGCGGTAGTACGTCAGGACGTCGTACAAATGGGGTTCGACGTCGATATGGCCGAGCTGGATAAGCTGCGGAGCTCGCTGGACGAAATCAAGGAAACCCTCACCGGGGGCCTGGGCAATGACACCTTTGATGACGTGATCAAGGACAGCAAAAAGGCCAGTGAGGGCATTGACGATATAAAAGAAAGCATTGACGATATCAAGCCGGACGGCATAGAGGATACCGTCAAGGGCCTGAAAAACACGGATACCAAGGCCGAGGATGCGCATGGGGCGCTTAAAAAGGTCGCGCAGACCAGCTTTGATAAAACTGTTTCAGGCCTTAAGAAAATGGCCGGGGCGCTGGGCACGGTGGCCAAGAAGGCCGCAAAGCTGGTGGCCAAGGGGCTGGTGGCCGGCGCCGCCGGCGTGGGCGCCCTGACCGCCATGGCCGTGAAAAACTACGCGGACTATGAGCAGCTGGTCGGCGGCGTCGAGACGCTTTTCAAGGACAGCGCCGGCACGGTGCAGCTTTATGCGGATAATGCGTACAAGTCCGCGGGCCTGTCGGCGAACGACTACATGGAAACGGTCACGTCGTTCTCCGCAAGCCTGATCCAGTCCCTGGGCGGCAACACCGGGGCGGCGGCGGAGTACGCCAACATGGCCATCATTGATATGGCGGACAACGCCAACAAGATGGGCACCGACATGTCCAGCATCCAGGATGCGTATCAGGGCTTTGCCAAGCAAAACTATACGATGCTGGACAACCTCAAGCTCGGCTATGGCGGCACCAAGACCGAGATGGAGCGCCTGCTCAAGGACGCCACCGCGCTGTCCGGCGTCAAGTACGATATCAGCTCCTACGCGGATATCGTGGCGGCCATCCATGTGATCCAGACCGAGCTGGGCGTCACGGGCACGACCAGCAAAGAGGCCAGCGAGACGATCAGCGGCTCCTTTAACGCGCTGAAATCCGCGTGGAGCAACACGATGACCAGCCTGATCCTGGGCGGCGACGACTTCGACCGCTGCGTCGATAACCTGATCGACTCGGCGAAAACCTTCGGCAAGAACGTCATGCCCGCGATCATCAAGGGCCTGAACGGCATGGGCGCGCTGATCACGGAGCTTGCGCCCATCGTTGAGCGCGAGCTGCCCGGCATCATCGACACCCTGCTGCCTCCGCTGCTCAAGGCGGCGACCTCGCTGCTCAAGGGCATCATCAAGGCGCTGCCGAGCATCATCAGCACGCTGATCGACGAGCTGCCTACCATCCTCAAGCAGGTCTGGTCCGCATTCAGTGACGCCTTCGGCGAGATTCCCGGCATGGCCAAGGCCGAGGCGTTTTTCAACAACCTGATCGGGTTTATCCAGCGCAATGCTGACACCATCAAAAAGCTCGTTCCGGCCCTGCTTGGCCTGATCGTAGCGTTTAAGATGATCAAGAAAGTACAGGGCATCGCCGGTCTTTTCGGCGGTAAGGGTGGCAGCGGAGGCGGCATCTTCTCCTCCCTGACCAATCTCCAGCCCACGCAAGCGCTCAAGGGCATGGCCAACCTGGCCATCATTCTGGGCGGCCTGGCCGCGCTGGCCGCGGTGATCATGTGGGTGGCGCCCTATATGGCGCAGCTGTCCGATATCGGCTCCCTCGCCGAAGTGCTGCTTGCCATCACGGCCGTTGGCCTGATCGGCACGGCCATGGCCACCCTGGCGGGCAAGGTGGGCCTTATCCCTGTTGCGACCGTATCCAAGGGCCTGGCCAACATCGCCATCGTGATGGTGGGCTTTGGCGCCCTGGCGGCGGTGCTCATGTGGCTGGCGCCGTACATCACGCAGCTGTCTGACATAAAAACCACACTTAAGCTGCTGGTCATAATCGCAGCTGTGGGCCTTGTAGGCTCCGCGCTCGCGGGCCTGGCGGGCCTTGTCGGCGCGATTCCGATCACGGCTGTACTGACGGGCCTGGCTAACATTGCGCTGGCCCTGGGCGGCTTTACGGCCATCGTTACGGCCTTTGGCGCGCTGTCCACGATCGACGGCTTCAATGAGTTCCTGACCAAGGGCGGCGAAACGCTGGCCACGATCTGCGGCATCATCGGCAGGATGGCCGGCAGCATCATCGGCGGCATCGGCGAAGGGATCACCGATTCCCTGCCTGCCATCGGCGATAACCTGTCGGCCTTTGCAACGTCGCTGCAGCCCATGTTTACCGTGTTCAGCGGCGTGGACACCGACTCGCTGTCCAGCTTTGCCACCTCGTTCGCGGCCTTTATCGCCGTGCTCGTGGGTGAAAAGCTCGTCAGCGTGATCACTGGCGGCATCGACTACGAGGGGCTGGGCGTCAAGCTGAGTGCCATGGCCACAGGCCTGAGCGGCTTTTTCAGCACGGTTATGACCTTCCCCGACGGCGGCTTTGAAAAGGCCACGGCGCTGTTTGACTGCCTGGCCGGTATCAAGGGCATGCCCAAAGAGGGCGGCGTCGTGGGCTGGTTCGAGGGCGAGGTTGACTACGCCAAGATGGCGACCGGCCTCATGCAGCTGGCCGGCACGACCGGATTCTTTACGGCGGTACAGGCGATCCCCGATGAAGCCTTTACCAAGGCCTCGGCCCTGTTTGACTGTCTGGCGGGCATTAAGAGCCTGCCGCAGGACGGCGGCGTCGTGGGCTGGTTTACGGGCGAGGTTGATTTTGCAAAGATCGCCTCGGGCGTCCAGACGCTTGCAAGCGAGGGCATGATCGCGGCGCTTACGGCCATTACAGCCATTCCCGCTGCGTCCTACGCCAGCCTGACCGCGCTGTTTGACGCCCTGGCCGGCGTGAAGCAGATGCCCAAGGAAGGCGGCATTACCGGCTGGTTCTCCGGCGATAACTCGACGGGTCTTAGCAACGTATCCAGCCAGCTGCCGGGCGTGGCGACGAACATCGCATCCTTCTTCACCAACCTGGGCGGCCGGACGGACTTTTCGCCCATCAAGACGCTGTTTGACACGCTCAGCAGCATCAAGATCGACTCGGACGCGGCCGACAAGGGCTTCCTGGGGCTCGGTTCCAGTGAGCTGGAAAAGATGGGCACAGGACTGTCCAATTTCGCCACAAACGCCAAGACCTTCCTGGACGAGGTCAACAACCTGAACGTCGATAACCTGAAAACCTTCTTTGACAACCTGGGCAAGGCGGGCGAACTGCCGGACAAGCTGTCGGGCCTCAACGGCACGGTGGGCACGGAGCTGAGCAACCTCGTCACCACGGCCACGACCAAGATGGAGGAAATCAAAACCGCCATCAGCACGGGCATTGACTCGATCGTCGCCGTGTTCACGGACAGCGCCAGCGCCTTCCAGACGGCGGGCAGCGCCATGATGGTCGGCGTGCAGATCGGCATGGGCAGCAAACTCCCGCTGCTCATCCAGACCGCGCAGTTCATGGCTGAGGCCATCCAGAACGCCTTTGACGTTGAGCTCAAAATCAACTCCCCCTCCAAGACCATGACGGAGAGCGGCGAGTTTGTCGGCCTGGGCGGCGTGATCGGCTTGCGCAACATGATTCCCAAGGCGGAAAGCGCGGCGCAGGACTTTGCCATCGCGTCCACACCGTTTAACGACTATACGCCCGAGGGCAGCGCGGAAACCGTCTATAACAGCCGGTCCGGCGACGTGACCAGCGTGGCCCCTGTGTTCAACCTGTCCATCAGCGGCACCAAGGACGACCGGGCGATGGCGCGCAAGGTAAAGCAGTTTGTGGCCGAAGCGATCCAGGAAACCTTCGAGAGCCTGGAGCGCAAGAGCACCGTGCTGCGGGAGGTGTAACACATGGCGATTCTGAACGGACTATACATTCACGTAACCGATGAGAGCATGGAGCGGGAGGTGCAGGCCACCTCCCACCCCGTGGAGGAGGGCTTGCCCATTACGGACACCGTGAGGGTCAAGTCCCTCTCCATCTCGCTTTCCGGTAAGATCGTTGACTACGGTAACAAAAAGGCGGCCGAGGTGCTGTCCACGTTGATCCGGTGGCACGAGGGCGGGACGCTCCTGTCCTATCAGGGGCGCAACGTCGCATCGAATATGCAGATTCGCGCCTTTGAGTCCTCCCACCCCAACACAAACAGCGGCGGCGCGGACTTTACGATGACGCTGGAGCATGTGCGCATTGCAAAAAGCGCCTACGTTCCCAAGAAAAGCGGCGACACCGCACGCAATAACACGGCCAAGGCCAACCCGGCCATCTCCGTCGGGGCCACCGTCGTTTTCAAGGGCGGCCCGGTGTACGTGTCCTCCGACGCGAAGAAGGCAGCCGCCACGCGCGGCCGCAGCACCTGCAAGTGCACGATCATCAGTACGCAGGCCTGGTCCATCCACCCCTACCATCTGATATCGTCGGATGGCGGCAAGGTGTACGGCTGGGTGGATAAGGCAAACGTGGAGGCCGTACCGGCCACCAGCACAAGCGGCAAGACCAACGCCGGCACGCAGCAGACCAAGAGCTCCAGCTCCAAGACCAACGCCGGCACGCAGCAGACCAAGAGCTCCAGCTCCAAGAGTACGGCGAGCACCGGCAAGGTCTACCCGGTCTATCACAAGGTCAAAAGCGGCGATACCGTCTACAGCATTGCCAGCAAGTACAAGTATCTGGGCAAAAGCGTCTCCTGGATCATCGACTGCAACTCCAGCGCGTTTACGGAATCCGGCGCGCTTAAGGTCGGTGCGTACATGATCGTGGGCTACAAGCAATAAAAAGGGGGCGTTTTCATGGAAGTACTGGAAATCAAAAAGGACCTGCTGCCCTATGAGTGCGCCATGCAGCTTGCGGGCGAAATGTTCACCCTGCGGTTTGACTATAACGCCATGGCCGAGCTGTTCACCGTGGATCTGTACAAGGACGGCGAGCTGCTGTGCGCGGGCGAGCCCATCGTGTACGGCATCCCGCTATGGCAGGACGTATACAGGGCCGATACCTTCCCGGCCGTGAGCATCGTCCCGATGGACCCCAGCGGGGAATATGACCAGGTCACCTACGACAACCTGAGCAGCACCGTGCTGCTCGTGATCGATAACGGCGGGGAGGCTGAGACCAATGAGTGACGCCTCCAAAGCCGTGATCCAGCAGGGCACATCCAAGGCGGCCTCCGCGCTGGTCAAGGCGTTTGAAACCTGGACGACACCCTACGACATTAAGCCCGAGGGCGTGTTTGGCAGCACGGCCACCATCCGCAGCGGCGGCGTCACGCTGACCTCCGCGGCGCTGGACATCGAGTTTACCGTGCCCTTTGACGACGATATGGAGCCCAACGAGGCCGAGATCACCGTCTATAACCTGTCTGACAACACCATCAAGCAGCTTAAAAAGGGCAACGCCATCTCCATCGAGGCCGGGTACACAGGCGACACCGGCGTGCTGTTCCAGGGCTATATCACCAAGGTCTCCACCAAGCGCGACGAGGCCGACAAGATCACGATCATCTACGCCATGGACGACGTAAAGGACCACAGCATCCAGAGCATCGCCTTTGCGGCCGGCACGACCGCCAGCACGATCCTCAAAACCCTGATCGGCATGACCGGGCTGCCGCTGGCCGTGTTCAGCCCCCGCCGGGATTATACCTACAAGGATTCGCAGACCGTGGACGGCGACCTGATGGAAAACATCAAAAAGTATGCCGCGGTCTGCGGCATCTCCGTGTATGTGAGCAAGGGCAAGATCTACGCCCGCTACATCACGGAGGGCGACAACATCAATTTTCACGTGTCCCCGGAAACCGGCATGATCGGCTCCCCCAGCGCCTATGAGGAGGAAGTCACCGCCGAGGACTTTAAGGACACCGTGAACGGCTACCGGGTGGAAATGACCCTGCAGCACCGCATGTGCGCGGGCGCCATCGTCGAGCTGGATGGCAAAGACGTGAGCGGCACCTACCGCGTATGCAGCGGCGAGCACCGCTTTTCCATTTACGAGTGCACAACAACTGTAAAAATGTTCTAAGGGAGGTGAGGGCGTGGGAAATCTGTCCTTTGTCGATAACCTGGTCGAAAAAAAGCTCATGGACCTGCACTGCGGGTACATCGCCCGCGTGATCCGGACGGACGGCCGCACGGCGACCGTGCAGCCCCTGGGCCTGATGAAAAGCGCCGACAGCGCCTCCGCCCGGTCGCAGGCGGTCGTGGCCGACGTGCCGGTCGCCTGCCCGTATAAGCTCTCAACAAAAACCATCCGGTACACGGACGCATCGGGCAGCCCGGCCAGCCAGACGGTCGCGGTGCCCACCCCGATCGCCGCGGGCGATCTGGTGGCCTGCCTGTGCGCGGACCGCGACATCACCGAGGCCCGACGCGGCAACAACGACCTGCCCGTCGTCGGGCGGCACAGCATTTCCGACAGCATCATCGTCGGCATACTGGAGGGATAACATGAACGGCTTTGCCATGGACGCCGCCGGCGATGTGCTGATCGAGAACGGCGATATCAGCATCATTGCCGGCGACAGTTTACTGCAGCAAAAAATCCAGACGGTCCTGCACACCAACCTCGGGGAATGGTTCTTTGACTGGGATCAGGGCATCGATTTTGACAACCTGCTGGGCAAGGGCATCACAGAGGAGCTGGTGCGCCATGAGATCCTGCGCGGCCTCGCCCAGGTGGACAGCACGCTTTCCATCACGGCGTTTACCTTCGAGGCCGACGAGAGAGATCGCAAGGCCCGCGTGACGTTCAAGGCGCAGACGTCCAGCGGGGATGAAGTAGGAGGCGAAATTACATGGGACTGACGGATCAGGGCTTTGTACGCCTGACCTATGACGACATTCTAAATCTAAAGATCAAGCGCGCGAGGGAGCTGTTTGGCGAGGACATCGACACGAGCGACCAGTCAGTGCTTGGCAAATTCATCCGCATCTGCGCCTACGATCAGGCCATCGCGGAGGAGGAGATCGAGGCGGTTTATTTTGCGCGCTTTCCGGACACGGCCTCCGGGCAGAGCCTGGACCGCCTGCTCGTGTTCACGGGCATTACCAGAAACCCGGCGGAGCCTGCGGAATACAGCGTAAAGGCCACGGGCACGGCGGGGCACACCATTCCGGCGGGCTTCCTGGTGGGCACCGAATCGGGCATTACCTACTACACCGTCCAGGAGGCCACCATCGGCGAAGGGGGCACCTGTACGCTTAAAGTCAGCTGTACGCAAAGCGGCTCCCTGGGCAACGTGGTCGCCGGCTCCATTGACCGCGTTGTCAATCCGGACGCCAGCGTCACCTCCGTACAGGGCCTGGAGCGTCTCTCTGCGGGGCGCGACGTCGAGAGCGACAAAGACCTTCGGGCGCGCCTAAAGGCCGCCATAGCGGGCTCTGGCAGCTGCAATGAGAACGCGCTGCGGGCGTCGCTCCTGCGCGTCCCGACGGTGCAGTTCGCCGCCGTCGTCACCAACGATACCGACTCGACCGACAGCGACGGGCGCCCGGCGCACAGCTTCGAGTGCTACGTCCTGGGCGGCAACGACTACAGGCAGGAGATCGGCGAGGCGATCTACGATAAACGCCCGGTAGGCATTCAGACGGTGGGCGAGGAATCCGTCACCGTCAAGGACGGCAGCGGCAACGACACGACGGTCAAATTTTCGTTTGCACCCAACGTTTCCGTCACCGTAAAGGCCAAAATCAAGACCAGCGCCGCCTATCCAAGCAACGGCGACGATCTGGTGAGCGAAAACGTGACGGGCTACATCAACGGCCTGGGCATCGGCAATTCGCTGGTGCTGTCCTCCCTGTACGGCCATATCTACAGCGTGCAGGGCGTGCAGGAGGTTACCTCGCTTCAGCTGTCCACCGACGGCGGCACGTCCTACAGCACCGATAACGTCACCGTTCCGTCCTACGGCGTTGCCGTGTGCGCGAACGTGATCGTGGAGGTGGAATCGTGATCGCAGCCTTTAACCGCGAAAACCTGGCAAAAAACCTGCCGGACGTCTACCGCAAGGACGCAGACTCCAACAATTACAAGCTCCTCGCGGTAGAAAAAAGCGCGATGGACCGCCTGCGCGCCGATCTGCAGGCCATCTTTGACAGCCTGGACCTGGACAAGGCCACCGGCAGCACGCTCGACCTGTACGGCGGCATGCTGGGGCAGGGCCGTGGCGCCGCCTCGGATGAGCAGTACCGGGTGATGATCAAGGCCAAGATCTGCCGCACCCTCGCCAATGGCGACCACCGCAGCATCGTCGCCGCGATCTGCGCGACCTTCGGCTGCGAGCCTGAGACCGTGCAGCTGACCGAGCTTTCGGAGCCCTGCGTCGTACAGATCACCGGCCTGTCCTTTGAATCGCTCAATGCGCGGAATATCGACCTTACGACCGCGACGCAGATCATCTACCGGCTGCTGCCCGTTGGCGTGCGGCTGGAAAGCCTGGACTTCTCCGGCACGTTTGAATTTTCGGGCGGCAGCGAGCTGGTCTACGACGCGGACGCGGGCTTCGCGGATGCCGATCAGACGATCGGCGGGTATCTGGGCTATGCCGCAACCGGCGGTGTATCGAAACTACCTGTATAAGGGAGGAATAAACCATGGATTTTGAAAAGACCGTCCCGGAATGGAATGCAGAAGGCACCGAGCCGCCCGCATCGCTAAAAACATCCGGTTTTCAGGCCGGATACAAGCCCCCGGCCACGTTTTTCAACTGGTTCTGGCACGGCGTCAGCGAGTGCCTGAGCGAGATCCGCGCCAAGATAAAGGGCCACGCGGAGAGCACCAACAACCCGCACGGCGTCACGGCCGAGCAGGTGGGCCTTGGCAACGTCAACAATACCGCGGACTCCGAAAAGCATGTACAATACGCCGGTGAGGCCGGCAGCGCGAGCAAGGTCGGAAACGAGCTTACCATCCGCTTCAACGGCGGCAGCGTGGAGAGCACAAACAAGTGGACGTTTGACGGCTCCACGTCACGCTCCGTAAACATCACCCCGGCCAACATTGGCGCCGCAAAGGACGATCTGAGCAACGTTACGGATGCGGCGCTGCTGAGCAAGGCCCAGGCGGCAGGCGTCAGCGTCCCGATCGTCGCGGCCGCCTCTGCGGACGGTGTGGCCTACACGGCCACGGTGCCGGGCGTGACGGAGCTGTACAACGGCCTGACGTTCATCATCGTGCCGGACAAAGAGAGCACCACCAACGCGATCACGCTCGACGTAAACGGCCTGGGCGCCAAGTACGTCCGCATCCCGCTTAGCTTCAACACCGCGGCCATGACCATCCCGGCGGCCAACAACTACTACGCAGCCGGCCGCCCCGTCATGGTCCAGTACGACGCAAACTATGCGACCAGCGGCGCCTGGAAAACCATCGACAAGCAGCGCACCTCGGCGCAGGATCTGTACGGCAAGGTGCCCATCGACGGCGTGAACGGCCTGCAGGCTGCGCTGGACGCCAAGGCCACCGTATCCAATTACACCGCCACCCTCCTCTCCACCGGCTGGACGGGCAGCGCTGCGCCATACTCGCAGGAGGTCACGGTCCCGGGCATTACGGCGGACGATACGCCGCTGGTGGATATCATGCAAACGGGCGCAGAATCTACGGACGAGCCCATGCGCGAGGCGTGGGGCGTGGTTACGCGCGTTGTGTCAGGCGCGGACAAGATCACAGCGTATGCCAGCGAAAAGCCGGCAGTTGATCTGCCGCTGCAGATAAAGGTGGTGAAAAGCAATGGGTGAGTGCTTGATCGTAAGGCATGGCGGCAAGGCGCGGCTTAAAAGCATCAGCGTAAAAACCCCGCCCACAAAGCTGGAATATCTGGCCGGGGATACGTTTGACCCGACCGGGCTGGTGCTGTCCGCGCTGATCGGCGGTGTGGAGGTGGATGTAACCACCGGATATATCATTACCCCCACAACACTTACGGCGGATACTACGGCAGTAACGATTACCTACGCCCTGGACGGCAAGACCGCGACAACGACGCAGGCGGTGACGGTCAAGGCATATGATCCTGTGTTTGCCAATAATACTTGGGAAAAAATTATTGAAGCCGCAGCATCCGGCAGGGCCAGCGAGCTGTGGTCGGTTGGCGACACAAAACCCTATACCATCGGCGATGAGACATATACCGCGCGGATTATCGGCTTTGATCATGATACGCTGGATGCGACCGACGCAAAGTACGGCGACGCATCCTACAACGGCGGGAAAAACAAGGCCGCAATCACGCTGGAAACGGTGGAATGCACGTCAACGGCCTATCAAATCCACACCAGCAATAAACCGGCCATCGGCTGGCGGGACTGCGCCATGCGCAATACGACGCTTCCCGCAATCAAGGCGACAATCCAGAGCGCGATCCAGAACGCCATCCGTACCGTAGTCAAAAAGCGTGCGGAATCCCCAGCCGCTGACTATGGCAAGTACTATGAGACCCCTGATACGCTTTTCCTCTTGTCGATAATGGAGTACAATCGGGAGAGCAGCGCTTCGCAAGGCTGGAAAGACGAGGGAACACCATACGCCTATTATGCAGCCGGAAACGTTTTGACAAAAGTCAAGAACGGAACAAGTACAAACACCAATTATTGGACGTCCACGGCTGCACATCTGCAATCCAGCAATTATAGGTTTCAGGATGTAAAGACAGATGGCTCAACCGGACTTTTCGAGTATAACTACATGAACCAGCCGGAGAACGTTGCCATCGCATTTTGCCTTTGAGAAAGGAGCGAGAAACCGTGTTTACCATCACCAAATCCGGCGTAGAAATCGCCGTCACCGAGCGGCCTACCTACATCCGTTTGCAGTCCAACGGCGCGTTTGGCCTGTGCACGCGCGAGCAGGCGCAGGGCATCGCCTGGGAGGGCACGCCGTACCACGTGGAGGGCATGCCCGCCATTGACCGCGAGGACGTGGAAACCGTGGTCCTTACCGAGATCGACGGCGGCAAGCGCATGACGCAGGCCGAGTACAAAAACAAGCAGCTGACGGCCCAGCTGAAAGCCGCGGGCGATCAGCTGGAGCTGCTGGAGGGCTGCGTGATCGAAATGGCGCAGACCGTGTATGCGTAACTTGTTTACACGCGCGGCCAACGCGCTTGTAATAATTACTTGTGCCATCGTGCACAGAAAGGACGGGATTATGGATATGTTGAAGGTACTGTTTGCCAGCAAGGTGCTGATGGGTCAGATGGAGTTTGACGCCGTTCCGCGGCTGCTCAAGCCCGGCGTGGCGCAGGAAATCATCGACGCCGGCATGCCCGAGATCGTACCCGTGGAATACGGCGGAACGCTGCCCGCCGATCAGCCCGCGGAGTAAGGCTGCGGGGCAGGGACTAAAACGTCCCTGCCCTTTTTTCTTCGTAAATACGGATAAGGGAGACCAACGCTATGACGGTCTATCAATGGCTTTGCCTGCTGGGCATTCCCGCCCTGCTGGCCGCGTTTATCAAGTACCTGCTTGCACAGATCAAGGGCGTGCGGATGGGCGTGCAGGCGCTGCTCCGCGCCCAGATGATCAGCGAGTACAACAAATGGTCGGAGCGGGGCTATGCCCCGATCTATGCCCGGCAGAACTTCGAGAACTGCTGGACGCACTATCACGCCCTGGGCGCCAACGGCGTGATGGACGATATACATCAGAGATTCACGGCGCTGCCTACCGAACCGAAAGGAAAGGAGAATCGCACGCATGATTAACTGGACTGTTCGCCTCAAGAACAAGAATTTCTGGCTGGCCCTGATCCCGGCCCTGCTCCTGCTGGTGCAGGTCGTGGCTGAGGTATTCGGCTTCCACCTCGATCTGGGCGCGCTTGGCGATAAGCTCCTGGCCGTTGTCAACGCGCTTTTCGCGGTGCTGGCGATCCTGGGCATCGTGACCGACCCGACCACGGCGGGCGTGGCCGACAGCGCCCAGGCGCTTACCTACACGGAACCCAAGCAGCATGATTAATTGATATACGAAAAGGGCGGTTTTCCGCCCTTTTTTTATTACGCAAAAACGCAACCGGAGGGATGCTTTATGGCATATGACAAACAAAAAGTGATCAATATCGCCCTGGCGGAGGAGGGCTATCGCGAGAAAAACAGCGCCACCCAGCTGGACGACAAGGCCGCCAACGCCGGCTCTAAAAACTATACCAAGTACGCCCGCGATCTGGACGCGCTGGGCTTCTATAACGGTCGCAAGCAGGGCGCGGCCTGGTGCGATGTGTTCGTGGACTGGTGCTTTGTACAGGCCTACGGCAAGGCCGCGGCCCTGGCCATGACCTTCCAGCCTACCAAGGCGGCCAACAACTGCGGCGCCGGCTGCCGCTACAGCCGCAACTACTACAAGGCCAAGGGCCAGCTGTTCAACGACCCGCAGCCGGGCGATCAGATTTTCTTCTGGTCCGCGGACCGCAGCCAGGTGCAGCACACAGGGCTGGTCTACAAGGTAACGGACAGCCGGGTATTTACGATTGAGGGCAACGCCTCCGACGGCGTGCGCAGGAAGGTCTACAGCCGCGCCTACAGCCGCCTGGCGGGCTTTGGGCGCCCGGCCTATGGAACGGCCCAGCCCGCGCAGCAAACGCCCTCAGCGGCCGCCACGGGCCAGCAATCGCAGTATCAGACCTACACGGTCAAGCGCGGCGATTGCCTGTGGAACATTGCCGCCCGATTCCTGGGCAGCGGCGTCCGCTATAAGGAGATCGTGCAGCTCAACGGCCTCAAATCGTCCCTGATCCGCACCGGGCAGGTGCTCAAGATTCCAAAGCGCTAAGGAGGCAGAAATGAAAGCCATATCCATCAACCTGGGGCCAAGCGTGCGCGAGATGGAGCTGCTGCCCATCGCGGACACGCACATCGGCGACCGGCGCGCGGACGAGGAGCTGCTGCGCCAGCGCATCCAGTACATCGCCGACACGCCCAACTGCTACACCATCCTCAACGGCGACCTGCTCAACAACGCCGTGCGGCAGGGCGTATCGGATATCTACGGCGAGCGCCTGTCCCCCATGGAGGCCGTGGCGCTGACCTGCGAGCTGTTCGGGCCGATCAAGGACCGCATCCTGGCCGTCACGGACGGCAACCACGAGGAGCGCACCTACAAGCAGGACGGCATCCAGCTGGGGCGCTTTGTGGCCAGCGAGCTGGGCATTGCCGACCGCTACAGCGCCGAGGCCGTGCTGCTGTTCCTGCGCCTGGGCCGGTACGAGCACGGCCGCAGCACGCGCACCACAGGCAACGAGCCGCGCCCGATCGTCTATACGATCTACGCCACCCACGGCGACGGTGGCGGCCGCAAGGAGGGCGCCAAGGTGATCCGCCTGGCTGATCTTGCGGCCGTGGTGGACGCGGACATCTACATCCACAGCCACACGCACCTGCCGGTCGTGATGAAGCAGGGCTTCCACCGCGTGGAGACGCGCAGCAGCACCGTGACGCGGGTGGAAAAGCTGTTTGTCAATACGGGCGCATACCTGAACTTCGGCGGCTACGCCGAGCGCAAGGGCTACAAGGCGCCGAGCCTTGCCACGCCGATCATCCGCCTGGGCGGCACGCGCAAAAGCATGGAGGCCAGGCTATAAGCAAAGCCGGGGAGCAATCCCCGGCCATTTTTCATTTCCGATTCTTTTTGTACGCCTCCACCCGTTCCCGGTTCCGCTGCTCCATCTGTTTCATCAGCTCCAGCTTCTCCCGGATAGTCAACCGCCTGAGCGGCCGCTTTTCCTTGTCATTCCTGGGTTTTTTCATTGCTTCACACCTCCATAATAATGTGTATATCATGGGTGTGCGGATGAGCTAACACACCCTTCATGTGCATGTGCGGCGTAAGGGATCACAACCGCAGCTGCACACTGATATTATAAGAGTTTTCGCCTTTCTTCCAGCCCTTGATGGACTTGTCAACCGGCGGGCTGCCCTTGAATACGATCTTATCGACAACTGCCCGCAGAAGGCGGTTTTTTTCTTGTGGGGAGGCATCCGGCTCTTTGAGCTTGGCGATGGCAGCCTCCAGGCTGGCGACGCGCTCGGCGTAGTCTACACCCCGCGGCATGGCCGCCCGGGTGTCATGGAGCTGCTTCTGGCAGGCCTCCATCTTCTCACGCAGCTGGGCATTCCGGCGGTCGAAAAGCTCCTGCGTATAGCGGCCGGTCTCCAGCAGCTCGTACTGCTTGTCCTCCTGCTGGTGATAATCCGCCAGCTGCTTTTCCAGCTTGGCCAGCAAGCGCTGCTGGATCTTCGCCGCGTCCCCGTCGCCGTTTTTCACCTTCAGGCGCAGGGCGGGCAGCTCCACGCTTTCCAGCGCATGGATGATGGTCTGGTTCAGCTCGCTGTACTTGACGGACTTATAGCACCGGCGGGCCTCCCGTGTGGCGCGGCACTCGTAGCGGTCCTCCGCGTGCTTGTACGGGTGAATGATCATCGCCCGACCGCAGCCGCCGCAGACCAGCATACCGCTGTACGGATTCTTGAGGTCGTAGGTATGCTTGACGCGCGGGTTACGCGCCACAAGCGCCTGCGCCTTGTTCCAGGTCTCCATATCGATGATGGCCGGGTGTCGGCCCTCGGCCAGGATCACGTCCTCCGGCTCCTGGGTGATGCGCTTGGTGATCACCTCGCCGTTGTCCAGCATGGGCACGGATTTGACCTTATTAAAACGCACCTTGCCGATATAGTGCTCGTTGCGCACGATGTGGCGGATGGTGTCCTTTTTCCAGCGCTCGGCACGCGGCGGCTTGATGTTCATGTCGTTCAGCCGCTCGGCGATGGCAAAGGGCGTCAGCTGCTCGCGGGTGTACAGGTCAAAGATCATGCGCACCACGTCCGCGTCGTCCTCCACGATCTCCAGCGTGTGGTCCTTGCCGATCTTGATCTTGCGATAGCCGAACGGCGCATAGGTGCCATTGTAGCAGCCGCGCTTGGCCGCGGCGACGCGCCCGCGGAAAAGGATCTCCTTGGTGTACTCCAGGTAGTCCCGGCCGCGCAGCAGCTCGTCCTGAAAGAACTTGCGCTCCATCTTATTGGCCAGGTTGTAGGTCATCACCGGCGTGCAGACCTGCGTGTTGGTATAACGGAATGCGTTGATCAGCTGCCCGCAGTCGGCCAGATCGCCACGGGATAGACGCTGCGGCTCCACCACCAGCACGCCCGTGATCTGCGGGTCCTCGATGCGCGCCAGCACTTTCTTGATCTCGATCCGGTCGTTGATGGACTCGCCGCTCACGACCTCCCGGTAGATGTTCTCCTCGGGGATCGGGCCGCCCAGCTCGCGGATGGCGTACTCCTGCAGCATGGCCTCATGCTTGGCCAGCACCTCCTCCACGGTCGCGTTTGGATCGTCTTGTCTTGATTTACGTTGATACATGATGTGATGTTGTGGCATCTCGTTCCCCTTTCCAGGCCCTTCGCGGGGCCTTATTTACAGGTTTTTCCTTCTCTGGTAATAACTGGGTAACAAAATCCTGTAGTCAAAATCCCGTTTTGTAGTCAAGTCTGTTAACAGAAAAAGCGAGGAAAATCAACGGGTTTTCGGCTTGACTACAAATGACTACAAAAATTCACCTAACTAATTGAATAGAGAAAATTGTACATAGGCGAGCGCGGGAGCGCGTGCGCGTACACCCGCGCGAGGCTATATAGGAATTTTCTGTAGATTTTGTAGATTTTGTAACAACCCTTATTTTTCAAGGGTTTTTTTGACTACCGAATGACTACAGAAGGGTATACAGTCCTGTTACGGACTGTTGCACGCGCCTTTTTTTGCTCACATACGGCCGATCAAGCCGTCGTTTCCCCGGTTGAACAGGCTGCGCAGCCAGAAGAACCCGCGCCCCTGGTCCATGGCGTCCCACAGCAGGGCGGCAATAATCAATAGCAGCAGCCCCGCCGTGAGACCGGCCAGGATGTAAATGGCCCGCCGCTGCAGCTTGTTTTCCTTTTTCAGGTATGCCAGGCTTTCGGCTTCCTCCTCCTTGGCGCGCGCCAGATCCTCGCGGGCGCAGGCGTCGCGGTGGGTTAGCTCGTTTTGATAATACTCGTTCTCGCCAGTCAGGCGCTCAATGCTTGCCTCCTGGCGCTGGATGATGGCCTGCAGATGCTCGGCCTCATCCGTCGGGGCCTTTTCGCAGTGCATATCCTGCGGGTGGACGCCCGCCAGGGCAAAGATGATCGGGCGGATCGTGCTGTAGCGGTATTCCGTGTACTGCCCCGGGCCGAAGATGCGGTCCACCGTGCTCTTTGACATGTTGGTCAGCTCCGCCAGGTCCTGGTTGGACAGGTGCTTTCGACGCTTCATCGCTTTGCACCAGGTCAGCAGCTCCTCAGGCGTAAAGGCCAGCAGGCGGTTCAGGCAATCCCGGCCCGGATGGTCACAGTCCTTGCACGATACGCACATAACAAAACCCTCCCCATAAAATGTGCTGAAAACCCTCATAAACGATGCGGGATTTCTAAGCTGTTCATATTTACACCATATTTTACATGTGATAGGCTTTAAGTACCCCGCCCCCCGTGCCAATAATTTCCGTTGCGATGCAGGATGTTATCTGAATATAATCATTGTTGGTAAGATAACAACGAATTAAAGGAGTACCGCAAATGACCAGGGAAAAATACATTGCCGAGATCACCCGCCTGATGGAGAAAAGCCATGACGACGTGCTGCTGGATTTTATCCTAAAGCTCCTGCAGGCTGTCTCCTCGATTAGCTGATCAGGCTCTCCAACATATTTTTAACACCAGAAAGCTGCTTGGGCTCCAGGCGGTACAGCAGTTTGACCGCCTCGCAGAATACAGGATCATCCCCCAGGCGGACCACAATTTCCACCGCGACGGCGTTTTTCTTTTTCAGCTCTTCCTGCTGCCCCCAGCCCATTAGAGTGGCAGGCGTAACATTCAGCGCGTTTGCAAATGCGACGATCTTTTTCTGCGGCAGATCGCGTGTCCCCTGTTCTATTTTATTAATAGCGGATTTCGTTTTGTATCCGACTTTCAACGCCAATTCTTCCTGCGTCATCCCCGCCTGTTTGCGTGCTTCGGCGATATTTGCGCCAATATCATTCACATGGGTCACCCCCTTTCACAAAGATATTAACATCAAGTAGGCATTTTGTCAATTTTTTTACAGAAAGTGCAAAAATGGGTTGACAAAACGGATATCAGGATTTATACTCTTATCAGGTTGGCAAGTTGCCACCTTCCAAAAGACGGATTTAGGAAGGAGGTTAGCATATGACAGACACGGAGAAACTGCGCAAGCGCATCGCGGCATCCGGTCTCAAGCACGCTTTTATAGCAAAATGTATGGGAATCGGCACCGCAGCGCTCACAAACAAGATCATGAATCGTTCGGATTTCAAATCCCGCGAGATTAACGATCTGTGCGATCTGCTCGGGATCGATGATCTGCAGGAAAAAGACGCGATTTTTTTTGCTAAATAAGTTGGCAATTTGCCAACTTTAAGGAGGTACCGCATGAACGATCTGAAAGTTTTCGAGAACTCCAGCCTCGGCAGGGTGCGCGTGGTAGACCGCAACGGCGAACCCTGGTTTGCAGCCTCGGACGTATGCCGCGCGCTCAATCACACGAACACGACGGTGGCCTTGCAGATGCTTGATGCAGATGAGGTGGCTAAGCAAAGTTTAGGGCAGGTCTCCTGCAATGGCGTGACGCAGAACCGTGAGATCAACGTCATCAGCGAATCTGGCCTGTACACCCTGATCTTCCGCAGCAACCGCCCCGAGGCCAAGGCCTTCAAACGCTGGGTGACGCACGAGGTGCTGCCGGCCATCCGCCGCACGGGGCGCTATGAGGCGCCGGGCGCGGAGGGCATCACCCCGGCCATGGTGCTGGAGGCGGCGCAGGTGCTGAGCAGCTGTCCCCCGGAGATCCGGTTCTGCGTCCACAAGATGCTCAGCGACGCGGGCTTCAACCTGGCCCCGCTGGGGCTGAGGGCCCTGCACGTGCCCGGCAAGGACGAGCGCAAGGCCCAGTTCGCCCGCTGGTTCGATCACGAGTGTATGCAGCGCTACGCCACCTCGATCGACGCCGCCGAAGCCCTGGGCACGTCGGACGCCAACATCTGCCGCTGGCGCACCGGCCAGAACTTCCCGCAGGCGCGGCTGCTCAATGTGATCATCAACAACTTTGGACCCATGCCGGAGGTGATGGAGGAATGAAGCGCAAGCAGGATACCTACCAGCTGACTCAGACCATGCAGTACGGCAACTGCACCATCGAGATCTATCGCCCGGTGTTTGCCACCGCCGAGGAACGCGCGGCCCGCGAGCGCCAGGTGGCCGAGGAGCTGGGCAACGCCCTGAGCATGATCTACGCCCGCGAGGCCCGCGAGCGTGCGCAGAAGGCGGTGGCGGTATGCTGAAAACCTTCTGCGTATGCGATCGCTGCGGCGCGGTTGCCGCCCCGATCACCGTCGGCGGCGTGGAGTTCTTCCCTGCCGGCTGGACGGAGGGCAAGCCAAACGGCCTGGACCTGTGCCCCGAGTGTGTCCGCGAGGCGCTCTGCCCCATGAACCGGATGTACGAGGCCGTGGGCTACACAGCCAGCGGCACCCGCCACGCCTGCACGGCCCGCAGCCTGCGCGCCGCCGTCCAGCGCCTGACGGAAACCGGGCGGCTGTATCACTTTAAGCACGTGATGATCAAGCGCCTGCCGATATCCGAGCTGCGGCAGGGCCGCGAGGGGAGGTGGACGCCATGATGTTTACCGACGATCCGGTGGCGGACTTTGAGCGCTACGACGCCCGGCAGGAGCAAATGCTTTCCCGCCGCCCCGTGTGCACCGACTGCGGCGAGCACATCCAGGCCGAGTACTTCTACCTGATCAACGATGAGCCTATCTGCCCGGTGTGTCTGCGCCGCAACTACCGCAAGGTCACCGAGGACTACACGGAGTAGGAGGTGAAGGCCGTGCATCCCGTGGTACTGATCACCGCAATCCTGTGCCTGACGCTGATCGCCCTGGCGCTGATCGGCAGCAAGAAGAAGTAAAACCCAAGAATATAGGAGGAAAAGAGCATGGAAATCAAGATTACCGCTGATAGCAAGCTGCTGGAGGCCCTGACCAACCTGGGCGAGGCCCTGCGCGCCGCGCTGGCGGGCGTCAGCGCCCCTGTGGCCGCGCCCGCGCCCAAGGACGAGCAAACCCCTGCCCCCAAGAAAAAGCCCGCCACAGCGCAGCCTGAGCCCAAAGACACGGCCCCGCTGATCGACTTTGCGGCCCTGCGCGCCGAGGCGCAGCAGATGGCCATCGTCAAGATTCAGGCGGGCAAGCGCGAGGAGGTCAAGGCGTTGGTTAAGCAGTGCGGCGGCACCCGCGTGGGCGATATCCCCGAGGACAACCTGACCGCCTTTGTGTTGGGACTGGAGGCGATCCAATGAACGCCGCGATATCGTTCCTTCTGATCTTCCTGCCCGGGCTGGCGGTGTACATCGCTTTCCGGGCGCTGCGCCTGACCGGCCGGATCCTGGGGTTCCTGGCGGGCCGCGCGGCGCGGCTGTTGCAGCACGAGCTTGTGATGCGGCCACAGAGCCGCTACTTTGTGGGGTGAGGATATGGCAAAGCGTAAGATCGACCACCAGAGCCGCAGCCACGCGCTGCTGAGCGCATCGGGCGCGGAGCTGTGGCTCAACTGCCCCGGCAGCGCCATCGCCGCCGAGCAGTACCCCGATGAGCAGACCGTTTTCACCCAGGAGGGCACCATCGCCCACGAGGTGGCGCAGGTGTACGCCGAAAGCCTGCTGTCGCGCGAGGGCTTCCCCGGCCTGGACGCGGGGCTCAAGGAGCTCCGCGCCAAGTGGGGCGAGGCCATCACCGGCGAAATGCTGGAATGCGCCGAGGGCTACGCCGCCTACATCCAGGAGCACATGACGCCCACCAGCACGGTGCTGCTGGAGCAGCGGCTGGACTTTTCGCCCTGGGTGCCCGAGGGCTTTGGCACGGGCGACTGCATCATCATCGATGCCGGCCGCCTGACCGTGATCGACTACAAGTATGGCCAGGGCGTGGCCGTGGAAACGCGGGGCAACCCGCAGATGCGGCTGTACGCCCTGGGCGCCATCAACGACTACGGCTGTGTGTACGACTTTGACGAGGTGGTCATGTCCATCTACCAGCCGCGCATCAACAACATCAGCGAATTCGCCGAGCCCGTGGAGGGGCTGCTGCAATGGGCCGAGACCGTGGTGCAGCCCACCGCCGCCGAGGCGTTCAGCGGCAGCCCGCGCTTTACCCCCGGCCCGCACTGCCGCAAGTTCTGCAAGCATGCCGGCCGTTGCCCGGCGCTGACCCAGTACTGCAGCGACTTTGTGGAAACGCACGGCCTGCGGGCCGCCGTCCCCCACCTGATGGACGGCGAGTACCTTGAGATCGTTCAGATGGAGCCGCTGATCCGCATGTGGCTGGACCGCACGATGCGCACCGCCACGGACCGCATCCTGGCGGGCGACAAGATCGAGGGCCTGAAAGTGGTCGAGGGCCGCAGCCTGCGCAAGTGGAGCGATGAGGACAAGGTCGAGAACGTCCTGCTCCACTCCCCGGCCATCGCTGATAACGACGCCGTCTACGAACCTGCGACCCTCAAGACCGTCGCGGCCATGGAAAAGGCCATCGGCAAGAAAAAGGTGGCCGAGCTCCTGGGCGATCTGATCGTCAAGGCCCCCGGCAAGCCCACGCTGGCCCTGGCCGTCGATAAGCGGCCGGATTACAGCCTGGGCGCGGACTTTGAAAACCTGGACGCTGGAGGTGGGCAGCCGTGATGAAGCTCGGCCATGTGACCGTCGTCCTGGTTGGTAAGGAATATGTGTTCCCGTATGTCGAGGACATGTCCGTTCGCACCGTTTGCAACAATACGCTGCTGCGGCTGGAAATCAGCCCCCGTGGCAGCGAAATGGTCTGTCTGGATTTCACCCCGGCGCAGCTGCTGCGCATCGAGACGCGCGAGATCAAAGAATAACCTACATAGAAGGAGAGCAAAACCATGTCTGAAAAAATCGTATTGAAAAACGTCCGTCTGAGCTATGAGCACATCTTCCACGCCGATGCGATCGGCGACAGCGAGCCCAAGTATTCGGCCAGCTGGATCATCCCCAAGGAGCACCCGCAGGTCAAGGCCGTCAAGGAGGCGCTGGTCAAGGCGCTGGATGAGAAATTCCCCGGCAAGCGCAAGCCCGGCGCGCCGTGGCCCAGCAGCTTCCACAGCCCGCTGGCCGACGGCGACGAAATGGCCGACGAGCATCCTGAGTATGCCGGCTGCTATGTGCTCAAATCCAGCAGCAAAAACCGCCCGCTGGTGATGGGCCGCCGCAAGGAGCAGCTCACCGAGGAGGACGGCGTGATCTATTCCGGCTGCTACTGCAACGCAAGTCTGGCCGCGGCGGGCTTTGAGTTTGAAAAGCTCAAGAAGGGCGTGACCGTGTATCTCAACGGCGTGCAGTTTGTCCGCGACGGCGAGCGCCTGGCGGGCTATGACGCCTCGGGCGACTTCGACGAGCTGGACGACGAGGCGGACGACTATGACGGCCTCATCTGAGCACACGCTGTTCGCTGATATCGAAACCTACAGCAGCGCAGATCTGGCCCGCGGCGGTGTGCGCAAGTACACCGAGGCCCCGGACTTTGACATCCTGCTCATGTCCTACGCCTGGGATGACGAGCCCGTTCGCGTGTGGGATTTCACCGCGGACGGCCCGCCGCCCTGGCTGCGCGAGGCGCTGCTGGACGAGACGGTGCTCAAGGTGGCCTGGAACATTTCCTTTGAGCGCACCTGCTTTAACCGCTATTTTGACCTGTACACGCCGCCCGAGCAGTGGCGTGACGCCATGACCCTGGCCGCGATGAACGGCCTGCCCATGAGCCTGGAGGCGGCGGGCGCCGCCCTCCGGCTCACGGAGCAGAAGCTGGACACCGGCAAGGCGCTGATCAATTACTTTTGCAAGCCCTGCCGGCCTACCAAGACAAACGGCGGGCGCACGCGCAACCTGCCCGAGCACGCCCCGGACAAGTGGCAGCAGTTCATCACCTACTGCGGCCGGGACACCGAGGTGGAGCGCACGATCTACAAGCGCCTGATCCATTTCCCCGTGACCGCCACCGAGCGGCGCGTGGAATGGGCGGACGCGCGCATCAACGAGCGCGGCGTGATGATCGACCGGCAGCTTGTGGCCTCGGCCATCCGCATGGACGACGCCTTCAAGGCCGAGCACATGCAAGAGATGCAAAGGCTTACCGGGCTTGAAAACCCCAACAGCCTGGTGCAGCTCAAGGCCTGGCTGGCCACCCGGGGCCTCACGCCCGAGACGCTTGACAAAAAGGCCGTGACCGAGCTGCTTGGCACGGCCATTGACCCCACGACCCGGCGCGTGCTGCGGCTTCGCCAGCTGCTTGGCAAGAGCAGCACCGCCAAGTATACCGCCATGGAGGAGGCCGTTTGCAACGACGGCCGCATCCGAGGCCTGCTGCAGTACTACGGGGCGGGACGCACCGGCCGCTGGGCCGGCCGCCGCGTGCAGCTGCAAAACCTGGCACAAAACCACCTGGACCAGATCGACCTGGTGCGCGACATTGTCAAGCACGGCGATCTGGAAGGGCTGGAGCTGATATACGACAACGTGCCCGATGTGCTCAGCCAGCTCATCCGCACGGCACTAATCGCAAAGGACGGGCACACCTTTCTGGTGGCCGACTATCACGCCATCGAGGCCGTGTGCATCGCCTATCTGGCGGGCGAGGGCTGGCGGCTGAACGTTTTCGCCGGCGACGGCAAGATCTACGAGGCCTCCTACGCCCAGGCCTTCGGCGTGCCCAAGGAAAGCGTGAAAAAGGGCACGCCCGAGCGCCAGAAGGGCAAAATCATGGAGCTGGCCCTGGGCTATGGCGGCGGGCCCTCCGCGCTGCTGGCCTTTGGCGCCGACAAGCTGGGGCTGGAACCCGAGCAGCTGCAGGAGCTGGTGGACAGGTGGCGCGCGGCGTCCCCCAAGATCACCGCCATGTGGCGCGCCTGTGAAAAGGCCGCCAAGGCCGCCATCCGCTGCCCGGGCAAGGCGTACAGGCTGAAAAACGCCTGCACCTACCTGCGGGATCGGGACGCGCTGCGGCTGATCCTGCCCAGCGGCCGCCGGCTTTCCTACTGGGGCGCCTGGCTGGACGAGGACAGCGGCAGCATCCGCTTTTTGGGCCAGAACCAGACCACCCGCAAATGGGAGCGCATGGAGACCTGGGGCGGGCGGTTGGTGGAAAACATCGTGCAGGCCTACGCCCGCGATATCCTGGCCGAGGCCATATTGCGCCTGGAGGCCGCGGGCTTCCCCGTGGTGTTCTCCGTGCACGACGAGTGCATTGTGGAGGCGCCCGAGGGCACCCGCTGGCAGGATATGGCCGAGATTATGGGCCAGCCCGTATCCTGGGCGCCGGGGCTGGACAAGTACCTGCACGCAGATGGATACGAGACAATATTTTACAGGAAGGACTGACGCAGATATGAAAATCACCCTTGAACTGCCTGATAAAACGACTTTACTCGGGCTTTTCCTCAATGTTTCAGACGGCAAACAGAAAATCGTGACAACCAACTGGTTGACGGATGCAAAGGACGGCAAAATCATCCACTGCGATGAGAACTGCAAAATCGTAGAAACCTTACCAGATTCTAAATAAAGGACTGATAACACATGCGACCGATCGACAAAGACGCGATGATCACCCTGAAAGTGCTCCGCGGCCGCCTGACCGGGCAGCAGTACAGCACGCTGAAAGGGCAAATTTTGTCAGGCGATGCCGACGGCGCCATGAAGGGGCTGCGCAAGCTGATAAAACGAGAGGGTGATATCAGATGACCCTGCAATACGACCGGGCGCTCAGGATTGCCCTGGGCACCGGCCGAAAGACCAAGCGCTGGAAAAACCGCACGATGCAATGGTCTGAGCTCCTGGACCGGCTGGGCCATTTCGTCGTGACCAATGAGACGGTGGCTCAGTACAAGGCCATGAGCCGCGACCGGCAGGCCGAGATCAAGGACGTGGGCGGCTTTGTGGGCGGCTACTGCAAGGACGGCAGCCGCAAAAACGTGGTCAGCCGATCGGTTTTGTGCCTGGACGCCGACTACGCGGACGGCGATCTGTGGCCCGACTGGCAGCTGCTCTACGACTGCGCATCGGCCGTTTACTCTACGCACAAGCACACCCCGGAGGCGCCGCGCGTGCGCCTGGTGGTGCCCCTCGCCCGGGACGTTGACCCCGACGAGTACGCCGCCGTCGCGCGCCGTGTGGCCGCAGACCTGGGCATTGACAAGTTTGACGATACCACCTACGGCGTGGACCGGCTGATGTACTGGCCAAGCCGCTCGGCTGACGGCGAGCAGGTATTCCGCTATCAGGACGGGGAGTTCCTGGACCCCGACGCGGTGCTTGCCCGGTACGACGACTGGCACGACATCAGCACCTGGCCGGTGAGCCACCGCGTGGCCGACGTTGTGCGAAAGAGCGCCGCCCGGCAAAAGGACCCGCTGGAAAAGGGCGGCCTTGTGGGCGCGTTCTGCCGCACCTACGGCATCGAGGAGGCCATTGCCAAGTACCTGCCGGACGTGTACCTGCCCTGCGACGAGCCGGGCCGCTACACCTATGCGGGCGGCAGCACGGCCGCCGGCGCCGTGGTGTACGAGGATAAATTCATCTACAGCCACCACGCCACGGACCCCGCCAGCGGGCAGCTGTGCAACGCCTGGGACGCCGTGCGGCTGCACCGGTTCCTGGACCTGGACGAAAACAAGGACCCGGACACCCCGGCCGTAAGGCTCCCAAGCTACCAGGCCATGGCCGAGCTGGCCATGCAGGATGAAAACGTTCGCACCACGGCCGTCAACGACCGAATGAATGACACGGGCGGCGACTTTGACGTCCTGCCCGACGACGACCCGGACGCCTGGAAAAAGGACCTCGATCTCACCCAGGACGGCGGTATCCGGTCGAGCCTGGCCAATATCCGCCTGATCCTGGAGCATGACCCATCGCTCAAGGGCTGCCTTGCCTACGACGAGCTGGACATGCTGCCCGCCGTCCGGCGCGATCTGCCCTGGCGCGAGGCGCGCGATCGGCGCGGCCGCACCTGGCAGAACAGCGACGACGCGAACCTGCGTTTGTATATGGAGCGCGTGTACGGCATTACCGGCAAGGAAAAGATCCTCGACGGCGTGGACACCACGGCCAACGCCCACCGCTTTCACCCGATTCGCGAGTACATCCGGGCGGCGGAGTGGGACGGCGCACCCCGCGTGGATACGCTGCTCATCCGTTACCTGGGCGCCGAGGACACGGCCTATGTGCGCGCCGTCACCCGCAAGACGCTGGTGGCCGCCGTGGCCCGCGTGTTCCGGCCGGGCATCAAGTTTGACTACATGCTCACCATCCGCGGCAAACAGGGCATCGGCAAGTCTGCGCTGCTCAGCCGCCTGGCGGGCGAATGGTTCTCGGACAGCTTTTCCACCATGCAGGGCAAGGAGGCCTATGAGCAGGTGCGCCGCGCCTGGATCATCGAGGTAGGCGAGCTGGCCGGCATGAAAAAGGCCGAGGCCGAGACCATCAAGCTGTTTATCTCCAAGCAGGAGGATCAATACCGGCCGGCCTATGGCCGCCAGGTGGAGGTTTTCCCGCGGCAGTGCATCTTTATCGGCACGACCAACGAATCCGAGTTTTTACGCGATACCACCGGCAACCGCCGCTTCTGGGTGGTGGACACCCCGAACAGCGACGGGCGCATCGATTTTCGCCCCGAGCTCACCCAGGACGTCGTGCATCAGATCTGGGCGGAGGCCTACACCTACTATAAGCAGGGCGAAACGCTGTACCTGTCGGGCGAGCTGGACGCCGAGGCCGCGATCACGCAGGCCGCTCATGCCGAGCACGACGAGCGCGAGGGCATGGTGCTGGATTATTTGGACCGCAAGCTGCCGGCTGGCTGGGACGGCATGGGGCTGTACGAGCGCCGGGAGTGGCTGGAGTCCGACGCCCGCGGCACGGTGCCGCGGCGCTATGTGTGCCGGATGGAAATCTGGTGCGAGGTGTTTGGCAATCCGCCGGGCAAGTATTCGACCTTCGAGGGCAAGACGATCCACGCGATCCTGGAGGCCTGCGGCTGGCATTATCAAAAATACCCGCGCCGGTTCCCCGAGTACGGCGCACAGCGGGCTTATGTAAAGGGAGGGGAAGCAGATGCTTGAAAAAGAACTGGAGCGCAAGCTCCGCTACTACGTTGAGACAGGGCTGGGCGGGCGGTGTATGAAATGGGTGAGCCCAGGCAACCGCGGCGTGCCCGACCGCATCGTGCTGCTGCCCGGCGGCCGTGTGGCCTTCATTGAAATGAAGCGCCCTGGCGGCCGCGTGGACCCGCTGCAGGAGTACTGGCACAAGCAGCTGCGAAGCCTGGGCTACCCGGTGTATGTGATCTACACGCTGGACGACCTGCTGAGCGTGCTCAGGGCGCTCAAGCACCTGGAGCCCCCTGACGCCCGGGAGCTTATGCAGGCACGCAAGGCCCTCGATGAGACGACCGCCGAGCTGCGTTATTGGCGAAGCGAATACAACCGGCTGGCCGCGAAGGAGTGACGGCCGATGCGCTATACCCCGTACCCCTTCCAGCTCAAGGCCATCCAGTGGATTCTGGACCGCCCGGCAGCGGGGCTTTTCCTGGGCATGGGCTGCGGCAAAACCGTGTGCACGCTGACCGCCATTGACCAGCTGATCTACGACCGCATGGAGGTAAACAAGGTGCTGGTCATCGCGCCCCTGCGGGTGGCGCAGGATACCTGGGCCAAGGAGGCCACAAAGTGGGATCATCTGCGCCATCTGCGCATCGCGCGCATGACCGGCCCGGCCGACAAACGCCTGGCCGCCCTGACAAACGAGGCCGATGTGTACGTGATCAACCGCGAAAATGTATGCTGGCTGTGTGAAAATGTCAAGGACTGGCCCTTTGACATGGTGGTGATCGACGAGCTGAGCAGCTTCAAGTCCGCCCAGGCCAAGCGCTTCAAGGCGCTGCGCAGGCGACTGGGCAGCGTGCGGCGCATCGTCGGCCTGACCGGCACGCCGGCGCCCAACGGTCTGATCGACCTGTGGCCACAGATCTACCTATTGGACCGCGGCGCGCGCCTGGGCAAAACGCTGACGGCCTACCGCAGCGCCTACTTTGCCCCCGACCGCATGAACGGCCCGGTGGTATACAGCTACCGGCTGCTGCCGGGTGCGGAGGACACGATTCACGGCAGGATCGCCGATCTGTGCATGAGCCTGAAAAAGGAGGATTACCTCAGCCTCCCGGGCCAGATTTACGAGGACGTGGAGCTGACGCCGCCGCCGGCGCTGCTGCGGCAATACCGCAAGTTTGAGCGTGACCACGTGCTGCCCGCCCTGGACGGCTCGGGCGATATCGTAGCCCTGAACGCCGCGAGCCTGACGGGAAAGCTCCTGCAGTACGCCAACGGCGCGATCTACGATGACGAGCGCGGCGTGCATACGGTGCACAACCTGAAGCTCGACGCCCTGGAGGAACTGATCGAGGCGGCGGCCGGCGAGCCCGTGCTGGTATTCTACGCCTTCCGGCACGACCGCGACCGCATCAAGGCGCGCATCCCCTGCCGGGAGCTTTCCACCAGCGCCGACATTGACGCCTGGAATAAGAAAGAGATCCCCGTTGCCATCGCCCACCCGGCCAGCGTCGGCCACGGCCTCAACCTGCAGGAGGGCGGGCACATCATCATCTGGTTTGGCCTGACGTGGAGCCTGGAGCTGTACCAGCAGGCCAATGAGCGGCTCAACCGCCCCGGCCAGACAAGCGTCTGCCGGATCTATCACCTGATACTCAAGGGCACGCATGACGAGCGCGTGCTGGCGGCCCTCAAGGCCAAGGATACCAGCCAGCGCGCCCTGATCGAGGCCCTAAAGCAAAGCATAAAGGAGGACACAGAAAAATGAGCAAGATCCATGTCACCGAGGAAATGCGCCCCGAAAAGGATTGGTTCGGGGAGGCGAAAGGGCAGACGCTTGAAACGCTCCCGGCCTTTATCAACCACATCATGGGCGACTATGAGCATGACTACGGCACGGTCTGCCACGCCGTCGCCGCCTGCGCCCTTGCGGCGGCATATGCTGCAAACAACAGTGAAAACGGCGGTATCACGGGATTTCAGGCTTCGTTTGTGATGCGGGATTTTATCCGGCAGTGGGAGAAGCCGAATAACAAAACCGCCCTGCGGTTGGTGGATTACGACGATATGCTGTACCCGCAGTACGCCGACAGGTTTGAAAAGACGATCCCCCGCAGCATATGGGTTGACCTTCAAAACGAGGCGGTGACAAAGCTCGGCGCTGCGGCTGAACCTGCCGACGGCCACGAGGTCTGCGGCGCGGTCGTTGAACACTGGAAAAGCATTGCAGACGGGAAAGTGCCCTTCGGCTACACCATAGAGGAGGATTGACCCCATGCCCACCCTGGAATGGTTTGTGCGCACGCTCAACGGCTGCATCCGCGAGAAAAAGCCCTTCCTTGCCTACTGGCATATGGACGGCTACTGCGTGCTCTACACCGGCACGGTCACGCGCACAAAGTATGGCAAGGCGCAAACCTTTATCCGGCTGCGAAACGGCTATGGCCGACTTGTTCGGGGAGTGGGTACCAGACGAGTGGATTGCGGAGGTGTTTAAGGCTTGTGATGCTGCACCGTGGCACAGGTATCTGTTTCTGACGAAAAACCCGACGCGGTATTGGGAGGCGAAATTATGATTGACAAATCCTTGCGCATAGCTACGGCAGAACGCTTAGGTGATCTTATCGTAGTGCGTATGACGGGCGGCGAGGACTGTCTGTGGTTGAATATGTACCTTGACAAAACGACAGGGCAGATGATATGCGACAGCGATATTGGCAGTTATGCCTATCACTGGGGACGGCATACCAGCAAATCCCAAAGCTGGACGGATTTCTGCTGCCAATGGCTGTCCAACAGCGAGTGGCTACTGCGCAAGTGCTGCGGAGAGCGACACGCGGAAAAGGCTTTTTCCGCAGGCGATAGCGCAGCTGCGCTGCGAGAAATGTACAAAGAGGCGAATGGCGAAGAATGCGACATGGACGATTTGGACGATGCAATCGACGTTGCTTATGCCTATGACAACGCGCGCAGTTGGTGTGCTGCACTGTGCATAGCGGCAGACGAAAGAAACGTAGAATTGCCGGAAGAATGGTGGTGCTGTATATGCGAGGACTACACGGCTTGGCAAAAGCGGTTTGCAGAAATCTGCCGAGAGGTGATCGTTCCGGCGATTCGAGCAATGGAATCCGGGGAGGCGTGCAATGATGGCTGACAATGGTATCGTGTCGAGTTGCCCATATTGCACGCCTGGATTCAACGTGAAACTTGCGCAGAGAGCACCGGACGAAAGCGGCATCGAA